GTTTTGGTATACATGCCGCCCGGGCCGTACAACTGAGACAGTTGATTTATTCCCAACTCTCCAGCCCCAAAATACGGCTGCTGCCGAGCGATATCCTCTTCGTACATTTGTTTACGAAGGGCAATGTCTCGATCAGATTGGGCGCGAATTGCTTTTTCTTGCTTGTCAGCGGAACGCTTTGAAAGAACTGCGCCAGCAACAGTGCCGACAATTTGGACTGGATTAGCCATGAGGGAATTCCCCGCGATATGTCGCAAAACTTTCGCCGTATAGTGCCATCACCGCACTTGCTTTTTCCATAGCAGACTCTCGGCCCTGACACAACAGCACCACTAAAAGAACCAAGTCATAGTAAGCGGCACGCCACACGAACGACCGTTCGTCGGCCAAGCCACTGCGCTCGGCGTCATCCGAAGCCTTCCACTTCAAAATGGCCGTGCCCAGCGCAGGCAATAACTGCCCTGCGTGAGCCATAAAGAAACTGTTTGCGGGCATGCCCACAAGGGTGCGCCACACGGCGTCGTCCAGCGACTTACGGTCTACCGGGTCGCCATCGGCTACGTCGTCAAACACCTGCGTGACGTGCCACAAGTCAATCAGCCAAGCCACCGCATCTGGCGGCAACTCCAGCGCTGCAAAGTTCTCCCTTAGCCAGTATTCGGCTGTCGTCACGACACTTCCCGACCAGAGGAGCGGATGTTGATAGCCGAGGCAGTCCCGGCAATCGTGGAGATAAACCCGCCCGGTTGCAGCACATGGCCGACCAACTCAGGGAACGTATACGTCTCCGAGGGCAGCAGCGTCTTGTTCTTGATGATTAAGTTCTGGTTGCCCGACGAGTCAAACTGCGTCACGAGGTTAACCGACAGGGTAGCCGCCGACGCGCTGTAGTTGGTCGCCGTGAACTTGTCGATGATGGCCGATACGTTCGTAGCCGTGTATTGGGTTACCTGCGTGTTCTCGGCAATCTTGGCCGGGATCAGGACTTTTACGTTAACTGCCATGTGTCACCTAAAAGGTAAATACCATTCGGACGCGGCCATTGACGCCAGCCTTGCCCGGATCGCCGCCCTCTACCGGGTCGCCACCGTCACCGCCAGCGCCGCCGACAAGGCTGCCCACACCGGCAATCGGCGTAGCGCCCGTCTGGGTAAATGGAGCGCCACCGTTACCATTAACGGATGGAGGTACCGTGCCGCCAGTCTGCGTTCCGCCAGCGCCTTGCTGGCTGCCAAATATGCCGATGCCGCCATAACCGCCGAAGCCGCCCGTACAGATCATTTCCGGCAGAGCGTAGGTTCCGGCATAGGCTACAGACTGACCGCCTGCGCCGCCCACAGCGTCGCCTACAGTGCCGCCCCTGCCAGCAGCACCCACAGTGTACAGAATCGTTTTACCGGCGTCTGGGGCAGTCAGCACTAGCACCGTCTTGGCGTAAGCACCGCCGCCGCCACCACCGCCAGGATTCTCTTGCGGCTCGTACAAGAACTCGCCAAATATCTGCGTGACCGTGCCGTAGCCACCGCCACCACCTGCGCCCCACACCTCGATGGTAACGCCCGTGGCAAGGGCGGGAATGGTGACGCTACCCGACCCCGACGAGAAGTCGAATACACCGGCACCGGCTCCCCCCGTCGTGCCTGCAATCGCCGCCGCTAAGGTAGCGCCACTCATTAGGTCAATCCCGCTCCGCTGATTAGCCAAGACGTGCTGCCGATCTTGACGCAGGTGGCAAGGCCGTTTTGCGCCAAGGTACGCGTGCCCGTCGTAGTGCTATTCGCCAGAGTTAATGTATCTACAGAAATAGCAATCGACAGCGCCGTAGAGTTCAGATTGACAATAATGATGACGGTTCCAACCGGGAACTGAATCGCAGCGTTAGCCGGGATCGTCAGCGTCAGGCTGGTGCCGTTCATCAAAATCGACTTACCACGGTCGGCCAATACCAATCCGTAGTTAGTCGTCTTTGACACTGGCGGGGCTTCTCGATAGCCCACAGCATAGTTAGTGCTTACCGTGTCGTTATCGGGAACCAACGGCGTACCAGTAAACGTGGGCGAGGCAATCGGCGCATAAGTCGCCGCAGCGGTCGCTGCCGTGATGCCGTTGGTGATGCCGTATCCAGCAAGCGTCGTCGGCGTGCCGGTAATCGTTGACCACGACACCGTTTCGGTAGACACGTCGTTGATGCCAGGAATGTCGTCGTACTCACCAATCTGCACGTTCGTGGAGTCGGTTAGTACGAAGCGGTACTTAACGCCCTCGGTCAACCACATATCCTCTGGCAGTCGCCCGTCAGAGGTTAGGATGATGGGGTTAGAGTTTTGCGCGGAACCGGCAATTGACGTGTAGGTCGCAGTCGGCGTTGTGGTGCCAGCGGCGTAGGTATAAATCTTTCCGCCCGACAGGACTTCGCCGTCGTCGGTAAAGAACTGCGCCCCGGCTCCTGCAAAGGCTGAAAGGTAAACGGTCATACGTACACCTGCATAACGGTCAGAATAATTGAAGGAATGGCTGGGACGGGAGCAGAAGCAGCAAAATTCTGCAACTGCACGCTAAGGTCATCCACCGAAAAGTACAACTGAAAGTAATCGCCGTTAGATAACGGCAAGAAAAAGTTAGCCGCTGAGAATATCTCAGAGTTGTTGCCCTGAATTTGAATGAGCGACGCCGAATTAGCGACAGCCGTACCGTTGATGGCAGGCCAAATGTAAAATTTACCCGTGCCGCCCGACGTTTTGTCCACTTGGATAGAGAACTGGACGTTATAAACCGCCGGTCTGGTTACTTTAATTTTGCTGCTATCGGCAGGGTCACGGTAAACGCCATACGCCTGATCGGCGTTGTTGTACGTAATCGCTTTGGCTGTATTGATGACGGTAGCCGCTTGCGTCTGTGTTGAGTAAAACGACCCGTAATTGATAAGCCCCGGCTCAAACCGTGGCGGCCCTTTTTGCAGATCGTCCAGTTGACCCTTAACTACGGCAATCTCGTCCTCGACGTTAGCCGCCAACGACGGCGACAACTCAAGGTCAGCGATGGTGGTCTGCGTTGTGCCGCCACCTGTTAATTGAAACTGGTTGTTAAGAAAACGGAACCATTCACGCGAAATCTGGCCGGTGCGCTCGTCAATAAACGGCACACGCGGGGCAGGGATTTGCGTGATGTTTTGTGTCACGACGCCGTACCGCTAATCTGTAGTTCAGCGCCCATGATGGCGACCTTGACCGGATCGGTGCCGCTAATCTCATACACGCGGTCACGCAGTTTCACCGTCATACCTAGACGCCGGAAGATAGCGCGAGTGCCGTACTGTCCAGCGCGCCCCATTGAGGTCGTGCGCTCGCCGTTCCACGTATGGCCGCCGTCATCCGACCAGCGCAGCATCAACTGTGGGTTGACGCCCGTAACCACCGGCCCTTCTTCCAACTCAATCAGGTAGCCATTAGCAGCCGAGACAGGCGTGTAAACAATTCCGTCTGCGCTCAACACCGAGCCAACAGCGGTATAGGCCGTGCCGGTAGAGGACAGGATCGGATTGTTGACGCTGTAGCCGACAGACGTGGACGACAGCACGTACCACGGCGGCGGGTTGTTGCTAACGGTCGCTACCTGTTCCGTTTCAATATACTCGGGCGTCTGCGTCAGCAAGTAACCAAACTGGTCAAACGCATCCACGCCCTGCAAGCCCACGCCTGTCTCGCAATCAATTTGCAGCGTATGATGGGCGGTGCGAGTTAGGTTGTTAGCGCCGGTCGGCAACGCACGCCACGAACGCAGCCATTTCTGCGTAGCGCCGTTATCTGAGTAAACGGTCAGGTCAAACGCATACAAATTGCCGTTTTGGTAATCACCAATAATCGGCTCTCCAATATAGCGTGCATGGCAGTTACCACGATGACGCTTGAAGTCGCCGTTACGGAAACCAGCACGCTCGTGCCAAGCGCCTGTCGCAGCGTCAAACACCCACGTCGTATCGGCGTCGGTAAAGTTCAGCACATAGAACGTGTGACCGTCCTGCTGATAGGTGTAGCCAACCGCATCGGCAAGGTTGCCGTATTGCTGAATGGCAAACTCAACGGCATGGGTGGATACGCGCACGCCCTGATAGCCGTTGGCTCGATACACAATGCCCTGACCCCGAGCGTCTGCGCCAAGCCAAAAGACGGAGTTGTCCATCTTGGCGACCGAGTACGGCGCTATGCAGCCGATCTCGTTGTAAGCGCCTTGGATGCGGGTGAGCGGAAAGTCGGCGTCGCCGGAGTTGTACCAGACCTCCACGGAGTTCGTGCCAAAAAGCCACGCCTCTCGATGGTCAATGATCAGGGAGACTAGCCCGTCTGGTGAACCCTCAGCGCTGGCAAAATCCAAGGGGTCAATAGACAAGCCATCCAATAGGCTCGTGACCCAGACGCGTTGCGAGTTCGGCTCGTTAAATACAAAGTAACCGTCAAGGTAGCCCACGGTCACTGCGCCGGGAAAGTCCTCGTCAGTGATGCGGACAAACGCTAACGTATCAGTGTTGTAGATAAATCCATCAGGATTGCAAGCAAGGAAAATCTGCGTGCCGTTGTCGGCCATTGACACGGGGCCGCTACCCGTTACATCGCCAATCTTGGTCGGGTTGAAGGCAGCGTCTAACTTATAGAACTCTTCGCCCGACACAACGTACAAGAAACTACCCAGCGAGTACACGGCGCGAATCGGGCCAGTGCCAATAGTCGCCTTGTACGCCAAGCCGGGGCAGCGTTGCAAATAAGCAGGCTCTTTGCCGCCTTCGGGAATCACCTCTGGGTAAAGGTTGATCATCCGGTTGTCGGCTGCATTGACCGACCGGATAACGTACGACGATCCGAGAATCGGCGTCTTCACTTAGAAGTTCCCAGTGAAAATATTAAAGCGCGGACGGTTGACAAGCAGCGCTGCTGGCATTGCCATCAAGTCATCCGGGTTGTTGATGCGCTTCAAATCGCGCTTGCTAGTCATAGCAATGCGCTGCACCTGCGGAGAAGGTTCGACACCAAACTCTGCCGCAAGTTCACAGGCCAAGTTAAATCGGAACGCACGCAGGTACCCAGGCGGGAACGCTAAGTTAGTATCTAGCGTTGCGGGCTGCGATAACGGACGCACCGACACAAAGTGGAATTCCAGCACCTTGGTCGGCACCGGATAAATATAAATTTCCACGTCGGGGTAGGTCATATTGACCCACATCAACTGCGGATACGTAGAGGTTACCGTTTTAACTGCAATACTGTTGTACTGCTGGTTATTGATCAGTTTGATGCCATACGACACGTTGGTCGAGGCGTCACGGAAATAGGTGGCGTCGTCCATCAGGATGGGACGCTCGGCCACAAACGTGCCGGTCGGCCCCATCGTAATAGTGCGGACGTTAGGCAGCCAGTTGTAGACTTGATCTTGGGTCGAATAGACCGCTAGACGCTCGGTACTCCAAGAGTCAAGCATCTGGTTCAATGCGGTGAGGGCATCCTGCGACGTGGCCGCAGAGGGAACTTCACCCTCGGCCAACTGCCCGATCAGCCGCAACGCGCCGTTGATTTGATCGGCAGCAGTTGTAGCCATGACTTACTCCTTACGGCGGCGACGCGTTCTCAACGCATTATGCTGAGAATCCCCCAGCGCCGCCACATCTGACGACGCCGAGGGTTCAGACTCATCAGGATCAGAGGGGTCAAACTCCTCCCACCCTTGCTCCATATCTTCCCTCGCTTCCATCCATGAGATAGCGATCTTTTCCCCATGTCTGGGGTGGCGAAGGTAGATATTGGACATATTACGAAACGCTGAAGTTGAGCATGTAAACCGGGAACGTGACAGTGTTGGCGAGCGTGCCCGTTGCCGCAGCGCGGATACGGAGACGATCACCGGCCGCCACCACTAGGTTCGCTGCCGTGCTGCTCAACGACAGAACGCGTCGAGCGTTGGCAGTCAAAGCAGTGCCACCCGTTGACTTGGTGGTGTTGGCGTCGGTCGCCGCCAGCATTGCTGCGGTGCCCGAACCAGACGTACCAAGGTTGGTGATGGTAAACGTGATGTAGTTAATATCGCTTGCAGCCAGCGCATCAACGCCAGAGAACCACGCAGCCGACAAAACGCCCGACACCGGAGCAATGACGAACACGTCACCGTTTCCGGTCGTAGCAATCGTTGCACCCTGCTGCGCTGCGCTAAACCCGCTACGCACGTTGGAATTAACGAGCGTGGCAGAGTCTAGCGAGCCGTTGATAATCGCCTGATCCGCAAAAGCAACACCAATCGCCTGTGTATTAGGCATATCAATACCCCTTTAGGTGGTGCCCCCGGCGGGTTGCCCCGCCGAGGGCGTTGCTATTACGAAATGCGGTAGCAAGTCCAAGCAGCGTCGCCGGTCTTGCGAGCGCGGAAGTGGCCCGACGCACCGTCAGCAACCACAGCCGATCCCACAAACGTCCAGCCAGTGCCCGAGAAGGTCACATCGTTTGCTCCGTTGTCACCAAGATTGATGCAAAAGAAATCAAACGTGCTACCCACGCGAGCGCTGCTGACAGCATCGTCCACGTCAGCGGCATCCGCCAACGAGTACGTGCCAGCGTCCGTGCCGCCTGAATCGACCGAGAAAACACCGTTTTCAAGGTCGGCCACAGCAATAGTGCCAGTCGAGCCAGCGTAAGCCGTGACGGCGTTAAGAACGCCCATCAACGGCTCAGCAGCATTACCAGCGCCTACTTGATATCCACCAGAACCATTAGGAAGTGCCATTTTAGTTACTCCTTAAATTTAACCATTAGCCCCAGAGGCGGACAGCCATCTGCGGACGGATCACCGAGTAGCCATACAGCACGTCGATACGGCACGGCATACGGTCGTTGTTGATGTCGTACTGACGAACAACGCGCATGGAGACACCGTTGTGGACCTGACGCGAAGCCATGTCAACGCCCTGCGGGAGCAGGAGGTCAGCCGTGGCAAACGCAATCGCGTCGCGGTGATACACGAGGTTCTGCGGGTACTGGCTTGAAGCGCCACCCAAGAACGTCACAGCGGCGCTGTTCTGCGGGAACGAATCCACCGTCGCAAGCGCATTACCAGAGGTGTAAATCGCCGGAGCAATCTTCACGTTGGTGAAAGCGCTGGCAGCAGCAGTGATGTCCTCAGTGACCACGAATTGCTGGAGCGAGCCAGTTGATTCGCGGGTCTGCGGATTGACAGCGAACACGTTAGCAATCGTGAACACGTCGCCCTTCTTGAGGGTGTTGCCGGTCGTGCCGTTAAGCGTAATGGTCGCCTGACCCTGCGTGGAAACCGTGCCGTTCACCGTGATGGTGCCCGTGCGGCTGCCGGTCGTGAACTGCTTGATCGACTGCGACATGGCAAGTTCGTCGTAACCGAGGATGCCTTCGCCCATCAAGCCGCTCTTAAACTGCTTGCTGATCGTGGACACCGGGTTGAACAAGCCCTTCATGCCTTCCACGAGCGCGGCGTTAGCAGCCGGGTTCACGGTGGCGTAGCGGGGCGACATGCCAGCAGCGGCCTCGTTCAACTTCTGCTGCGCCTGCAACAGAACAAGCGAGGTGCCCGGAGTCGTGCCCGGAGTACCAACCGACTGGTAGATGCTGTTAAACGAGTTGGCAACGTCAGCGTCAATGCTGGCGGCCAACTGGCTGATACGCGGCTTGAGCACGCGCTCGGCGAAGTCGTCCAACTGCATCGTCATTTCGGCCGTGGTGAAGTTCACGCCGATGTGTTTCTGCGAAGCAACCGTCAAGGTGGTGAACTGCTCGTTGTCGTCCTGAACTTGCAGGGCGGCACCGTCAGTCACAAGAGCGCGGTCCGGCA